CTGCTGGGCCTCGCCCACGTCCAGCACGAAGAAGCGGCGCTCATCACCCGACGCAGGCACCACATGCTCGTCGTTGGCCGCCATCATCAAGTGGACATAATTGGGAGCGGTCTCCACGTCAACGCCCTTGGCCTCGATCTGCAAGGTGTCCTCGGTGATCAAGGTCTTGAGAATGGAGGCGTGCTTCTTGTCCCCGGCGTAGAACGCCTCGTCAGCGAACAGGAACACTGCATCTCGCAAGTGCGAGTTGAAGTTGCCGATCAGGTGGCTCGGGTTGGAGATGTGGAGGAAGTGCCGCCCGAACAGCATGCCCACCTGCCGCGCGACGAAGCTCTTGCCGACGCCCTTGCCGCCCCGCATGACCACGGCCACGTGCCCAGGGGTGCCAGGGTGCTGCACCATCCGCGCCAGCCAGCCCATCAGGTAGCGGTAATGGTCCTCGTTGCCCTGACAGACGTTGTCCTTCAGGTGGGCCAGGAACAGGGAGCAGTCGCCGGGCCGCGCGGCCACGCTGAACCCCTTCCACAGGTTGTAGGCGTCAGGCACCTCACGATTGGGAGCGAACACGATCTTGCCGAACTGCCTCCGCATAGGATGGTTGATCCACCAGGCCCCCACCGGCTTCATGATGGGGTTGCCCTTGCTGTCCTCGCCGACCTTCACGAACTTGTTGCAATAGAAGTTTCGGAAGTCATCGAAGCTCTGGCGCGTCAGCCGGGACCGGCCCAGCACCTCGTCCTCCACCTCCTCGACCACCCGGCACCGACCACCAATGTTGGCGATGACCGCGTAGCGGTTGTTCAGCTGCGTCAGCCAAGGGTCGATGGCATATTCATGCGCGCGTTCGATCTGTCGCACCGCATACTTCTGGGCGTTGGCCCCATGCTGGAGCACGCTCTCGCTGATCCCGAAGTCCGGGTCAGTGATGATCGAATACATGACATCGTCGGGGACACCCGACCGCACCATGCCGCAGAGCGCGTCGAAGACCCAGGCCGACCGGCTGTTGTCTTTCTCCTTCCGCTCGTCAGGATGGTGGCCCTGCACGATAATGACCTTCACGCGGTCCGGAACCGACCACTGGTCGAGCTCGCTGACGTCTGCGATGCGCTCCACGTTGCCAGAGATCTGGACCGTCTTGGCCGCGCCGGAGAAGCCCTCGTCGCCGGGGCTCTGCTGCGTAGGCGCGGGGGTGAAGGTGTCGAGCGGGTAGGCGTGGTCCTCGAACGAGATCAGCTCAGCCAGGGTAGGCACCCGGCCCTTCTTGGCCTTCTTGGCGTCCGGCAGGTTGATGGTGCCGGGCAGCCGCATGATGCGGTCGACGTTGTGGCAGTGGTCCGCGCCGAACAGGATCTCCAGCTGCTGGTTGTAGCGCTTGGCCTCTTCAGCGAGCTCCAGCTCGCCATTGATCGGCATGGGATCGGTCAGCCGCCAGAAGCCCTGGTAGCCGCCGCCCGAGAATACCACGGCGGTGGGCGCAGGCACTCCCTTGGGCAGCTTCTCAGTGAGCAGCCTCAGTGCGCGCTGGCGTTCCTCCTCGATGTCCTCCCCGGCGCGCGGATCGATGTCCACATGAAGCCATGCGAGTTCCTTGATCTCCTCGCGCTTGGTCTTCTTGTCGCCACCCTCATAGAGCGGCGGGTTGACCTGGAAGTAGATGTTGAAGCGCCCGTTGTATTGCTCCAGCCAATCGCGCAGCTGAGCGATCGTCTTGGGACCGAAGCTCTGCGTATCAATGGACTTGCGGTCCGGGCGGATCGCAGTGAGAACCCAGGGGCCAGCGGGAGCCCAACGCTCAAGGAATGATACAGCTGCGTCGTTGTCAGTCTTCGGTGCAGCCATCTCACTGCTCCCAATACTGGACTAGCTCCGTGCTGTCGACCTCACCGCGCTCCATCTGGCGCACCCACATCTTGCAGCGGTTGAGATCCTCGGCCACCTTGGCCTGCGTCACGCCGACACGCCGACGGTAGAGCAGGCACTTCTCGTGCGGCTTGAGCGGACTGACGCGGGGGAGCACCGGCCCTGGGCCCAGGGTCTCGATGGGGTCGTCGAGCCCGCGCTCCCAGCGGCTGTAGCGGCTCTGGCTGACCTTGTATCGAAGCGCCGCCTCCGCCTGGGTTTCGTCACGCCGACGACGATCGACGAGCAGCCGCTCCGCCGCCGTCAGGCTCCCTAGATCTGCATGAGGCATCGCTTCAATTCCTTCATCTCAATTCCACCGTGCCATACCCGCACGGCCATTTCCTCCAGCCTGGCCCTGGGCACGTAGCCCAGCTCGGCTGCCGCCCCCGCACCGGGGAGCAGAAGCCAGTCCTGCCCCACCTGGAGCAGAACGTGGACGCGCCCCCCGGCGCGAGCTCTTCGCTTGATCCAGACGCGCTGTCCGGTGCGGAAGTGGACGCACGGCACCACTGCATCGGGATCGCGGGGCCAGCGCCGGAGCTTCTTTAGCTCGATCCAGCCCTCGACGTAATTCACATCTGGCGTGCCGGGTCGGGCTGGGTTCTCGACAGAGACCGCGTCCAAGGACCGGAGCCCCCGGACGACACGCTGTCTCATAGTTTGCTCGCTCATGCATCGCTCTCAACTTTCGAGGGAGCCCAGCCGCTGACCTCAATACCAGCCTCGCGCAGCATGGCGATCGACTTGCGCGTGCTGTCCGCCCACCGCTCCTGGAACGAGTAGGGCACGTTCTCGGGCCACACCACCCGGCTGAGCCCGGCCTGCACCAGGTGCACCGCGCAGCGCTCGCAGACCGGATGGGAGCAGTAGAGGGTGTAGCCACGCACCGGCTCATGGGCCGACAGCACCGCGTTCATCTCAGCATGGACGACGCGCGCCAGCTTCTGCTCGCGGTCTGCATAGAGCGCGGGTGCGTCGCTCATCCCACGCGGGAAGCCGTTGAAGCCCAGGGAGGCGACCGACTTGTCAGGGCGGACGATCACCGCGCCGACTTGCGAGCTCGGATCCTTCGACCAGTCAGAGACATGGCCGCACAGGTCGAGGAAGCGGGTGTCCCACTTGCTCACGCCGCCTGCTCCTTGGGCCAGGAGCGGTCGCCATGGATCTCGACGAAGTCCTTGTAGTGGACCCAGCCCGCGTCGGTCATGAAGCCCCACTCACGGACCTTCGGCCCGGTAATGAACAGGCTGACCGTGCGCTCGACGCCGGGCAACAGCTCCAGCCGGTGCAAGGCATCCGCCGGGCGGTGAACCACTTCGCCCTCGTGGCGTTCGAACACGCCCTCCGGTGTGTGCTCCAGGTAGCCACCTCGGATGACCACTGAAGTGTTCGGCCAGGGATGATCGTGCAGCGCGCGGTCGTCGTCCGGCCCGAGCATCTCGTGCAGGTAGACGTTGGAGAAATAGTTGCGGGGGATGACCCACCAACGGCGCAAGTAATTGACACCGATCTCGAAGTCGCGGGGCCGGGAGACCATGATACCGTCTGCCCACTTTTGCATCTCTGGCAGGTCACAGCGGAATTCAGTGTGGGGCTGGTAAAGCATCTAGATCTCCTTGGCCTCGCCCCAGCTGGGGCCGATTTCTGTGTCAACTTTGAACGGCACCTCAGCGAGGCGAACGGTCCGCATGGTGTGCCCGATTGCCTTGCCTTCCTCAACCGAGGCCACCGAGCAATCGATTTCGTCGTGCACCTGCAATTGAATGAACCTGCCCTCGCGGTCAAGCGCGACCAGGGCCTCCTTGGTCTGGTCCGCCGAGCTGCCCTGGATGATCCGGTTCAGCGCCTTGTGGCACCAGTCGTAGGAGCCGTCGTTGCGCTGTGGGAAATGCAGCCGCCGCCCGCCGATGGTCGTGACGTAGCCGCGCTTCTTGGCAGTCTCCTCAGCCTTCTTGGCCAGCTGGCGGATGAACGGAGCGCGTTCGTCGAAGGCGTCCAGCACCCCCTGGGCCTCTTCACCGGCTGCCTCGAACACATAGCCGCTCTCCCGTTCGCGGCGCGCGTTGAACGCCTCCTGCTGAGTGGCGAAGTATTCAATCTCGCGCCGTCCCATCGACCACTTGCCTGCGAGAGCCCAGCGGGTGGGGAGCCCCAGGTCGTGGCTGAGCTTGGCCCCGCCTTCACCATAGCACAGGCCCAGGTAGACGTTCTTGGCGTACTTGCGCGGCAGGCCGGTGAGCTCCGCCATGAAGGTATGGTTGTCCAGCAGTGGATCGTCGTGATAGGCCTGAGCCGCCTGGCGCGCCTTCTCCAGGTCCATGACCGCAGCGAAGTGGGTGGTCCAGCGAGGTTCCTGCTGGGAGTAGTCGTTGGTGGCCCAGAGGGAGCCCTCCTCGGGCTCATAGATCGAGCGCCAGCGGGCCGCGAACTCATCCCGGCTGGGCTGCTGCTGGAGGTTCGGGTCGACGCAGCTGAGGCGACCGTAGCGCGCCCCCTTGATGCCGCCCCCGGTCCCGTCGTCCACCGCGATCTGGTTGAAGGTGCAGTGGATCCGTCCGTTCACCTCGTAGCGTCGCACGGAAGCAGCGAAGGTTGTCCTGAGCTTGTTGACTTTCCTGGCCCAGCCCAGGGCCTTGGCCACCGGGTGATCGATGCCGGACAGCACGTCCTTGTCGATCTGGGGTTGGCCGGTGCTGGTGGTCCCGAGCTGAATGCCGATGGCTTCCAGTGCCGGGGCGATCGCTCCAGCCTTCCACACGTCGCCTACAGCCACGCGGATGCCGCTCTCGTGCTGAACGCGCGCGAGCGCTTCTGCCTCCTGGGCCAGCGACCATTCCTCGATCCCGGCGAGCTTGTCCATGTTGACGCGCACGCCCCGGCGACGCATCCGGACCAACACTGGCAGCACCTGGCTCTCCAGGTTCCAGATGTCCCACAGATCCTTCTCGTCGATCTCACGCTCTTGACGTCGCAAGATCAGGAGCGGCTGCGCGGTGTCTGCTTCAGCGTAGCGGCCCACGAAGCGCGCGGGCAAGCGCCACATGCCGTTCTTGGGGTCGACGCCGAAGGCCCGCGCTGCCTCGCGCAGCTTGTCCTCGTCCTTGCCGGGGAGCCCCCGGCGCTCGGCGATGGACTGCAGCGAGTAGCTGTTGTGCAGCTCATTGATGAGCGGATCAGCCACCTGAATGTCACGGTAGAAGCGGACGTTGGGGAATTCAACGCCCTCCTCCCAGAGATAGTCCAGGTCATAGGCCAGGTGCGCGCCGACCAGGTCGCCCTTGAACAACCGGGCCTGCTCGCGCAGGTAGCCGAACACAGCCTCGACCGGAAGGTTGTCCCCGCCCTCGTGCCGCACAGGCAGGTAGTGGGTGGGGCCGTCCTCGATGGAGAAGCTGACGCCTGTAATGTAGCCACCGCGCCGCACACCGATGCCGAGCTCCTTGAGATGAGTGTCTCGGGTCTCGCAGTCGATACACAGTCGCTTGGCCTCTGCCCAGGAGGGCAGGTCACCCATGGTCGGAGGACGCCAATCGCTCTCCGGCTCGAACAGGGGCATCTGGAGGTAGGTGGATGCCTTGGCCATTACTGCGTTGGCCCCGGCAAGCCCTGCTCTAGGCTGCGCGCGCGGCGGTAAGCCTGTATGTCGTGATCGCGATCCTCGCGCCGCCCAATGATAGCAAAATAGTCCATGTCGTGATCCAAATAACGCTCAAGCATTACACCAGAGCAGTTGAACACCCAGCATTCCGTATAGACCGGCCCCAATTCGAGGATCGACATTGCATAGTGTCCATACAAGTGTAGCTTGATAGGGGTCACCGGAGACGTGTGCACAACCTCGGCCAATATCAGACGATGGTTTCCGTCGTCGCTTCGATCCAGGCCCCAAAGGTCGGGATGCCGTGGTATCTTTGGCAGCTCCTGGTTGAAGTAGGCCTCATCACGGTAAGGCGGCTCCTCTTCTTGTTCATCAACAAAGAGCGAGAGGAGCCGCCCACGCAGCCGCTGGCTCTTCAAACGGGTCTCAGCCGGTGGCTTGAGCTGTGGGAACAGCTCTGACACGCGACGAATGCCACTCTCATGAAGAGCGCCAGGCATTACGCGCCCAGGAGCTGAGCCACGCGGAACTGTGCGGCCAAGCGCCGGGCGGAGTAGCGCTTCCAGCCCTTGGTCGGGTGCAGCGCATCATAGCCACGATCGTCAGCGTGCATCCCCGCACCGGCTGGGTCGGGCGAGGATACATCTCGTTGTAGGTCTTGGGGCCGAGGCGCTTGCGGCGGATCTTGCGAGCCAGTGAAGTCATGTCAGTTGTCCTTGTTGAGTTGGATGAGCTCGCGCAGATCCTTCTGCACAGCCTCCAGGTGGGGGCGGCAATCCCAGCGGCAGAGCAGCTGGATGATCGACCGCTCCACCACGTCCAGCGGAGCGACGAATGCGCTGACCAGGTCCATGCGCGCCACCCCCCTGGGCAACCGCACGCCCTCGTCGTGCAGCTCGATCAGCTTCTGCACATAGTGCTCAGCCTTCTCGAGATCCTGGACGCCACCCTTCTGTCGCCAGCGCGCCACATACTTGGTCGCGCAGCCCTCCAGGTAGCCGATGCCCGATCGTTCAATCAGGTCCCAGTGTTCAATTCCCCCATCCCGCTTGTAGTGGCTTCCCCCGATCTGCCGATCGTTAGCTTGGCTCATTGACCTTCTTCTCTCGCCTTTCCAACCACTCCAGGG